GGCCTACGAAAAACGATAAATTGTTCGCAGCTCCGCATTTTTAAAACTGAAATCTAGTCAAAAAGGTCAATGACGTAACAGAAACAACTGTCGCGCTATCAACAAAAAATACAAGATTTAATAATAAAATGCGCAACAAATGTCGCTGCAAGACGTAAAACGCCTCACCCGGCAACCTCCACCGGGATTTGAACTCATGCACTAATATTTATATATAAACATGAAAATATAAACTACGTGATCTTCGGAGAAGGATCAGAGTAGACATACAAAGGAGGAGCTCCTATCCAGAAGCTCAAACTAAAATCATCAGCTCCAGCTAACAAAATATTTACATAAGAGAACTGATTTTCGACAGCAAAGGCAGTATCAACGAACGTGTGCGTCTGCATGAATTCGTTCGTGCCAATGTTGTCACCCGCCAAGCGGGTAGGAAAGTATCGATAATTCCGATACATAGGTAATTCCGCCTCAATAACAGGATTGTTATTGGGTGCGGTAGAAGCGGCCCCACTAGCCATATCAGAGTAAAATTTCTGAAAAATGGCAGGGAAACCATACCTAGCTTCTAATTGTGTGGTAGGATTGGGGGATAACTGATCAGCCCCCCATTTAGTATTCTTATTATTGCGATAAATCGCAGTAAGTACAGAAGGATCGGCCCCACTCCGAGAGCGAAAACCAGACCTCACATACTTGACGCGCGTACCACCACGCGCGCCAGCGAAACACGGTAAAAACCAGTGTAAAAAAGTCACATTGTGAAAATTGTACGGTGTATTCGCAGCAGTTCTATCGAGTCCTGCAATGGAATACCCACGAAAACCAAACCAATCCCACGATGTGATTTCATAAGTGGAATCTCGCAAAGGTGTGCAATAAGTGCGGATATGAGAGTACCGTTTAATCAATGTCCGAATAGAGCCAATGACCTCCCCAAAATAAACGGAGGACAAATGGGACGTGTCACCGTAAGCGGCCATAGTCATAGTTGGCTCCATTTGAGGAGTGCTGTCCATGCCCTCCAAAATGCTGTCTTCGGCTGCCCCGGCATGTAGCTCCAAAACAGAGACGGGATCCTGTTTGAGAGAAGCCACTAGTGGGGCCACTGGAGCCAACGCTTGCGCTACAGGAGGAAATGGAGAAAACTTGGCTATCTCCTCACCACGTGGAGCACAAAAATCAGCATTGTGCATGGATGAAAATACCAGAATGCTAACATTCAAAGTAGTGGCACTGGGAGCAGTCAATTCATTAACAACAAATACCTGCAAGGCACCGTTAGATGAACCAGTCAGAGGAATAACCCCCACTGCCGAACCATCCCATATTTTGGGATTGGTAGAAGTGTCGGTGCACCGCAAATACGCACGATCCTGGCCCCACCCAATGCGAATTTTAAAATCAGATTGCTCAGAAATATCAACAATCTGAGTAAAGGCTGTGTTATATTCAGCCGCTGACCCAGCTATTTGTGGATCATACACAATCTTTAATCGTCCACGGTGCATTGCAGAGCAGCACACCATAAAACGGTACTCCATCTCACCGCGCCAAAAACCAAAGGCATTATTAAGCACACAAGACGGGGTCAAATGGTATTCGCTGCCTACAGGTGAAGTGTCATATATACCGGGACATACATTGAGAGAAAATAACAACGTCTCAGGTGCTGTATTTGTACTCCAAGAGAAAGAAGTAAAGTACGACTCAATGGATGCAATATGTGCTATTGACATTTCATCAACTGCAGTTCTACCAGGAATGCGGGGGTCAATAGATAACTCCTGTTTCGAATCTGCAGTAAGTTTAAGCGAAGTATCGGCGGCGTCAGTGTTAGCCCAATTTCCAACAAACATTGGCTTCATAACACACGGATCTGCAACTATTGTAGGACGTGAATACCCAAACATCTTAGCGACCGAAGCCATAGTAGACGCTATCATTTGTGACGCTGCAGCATATTGTCCTATATATGGGACATTAGTTAAAGTTGCTGCAAAACGTGCCACAGCAGAAGCTGGCTTGGAAATAAGGCCAGTGCCATATTCATCACCTGATTGAGGTACAATGGAATTTGACGGACGATTAGTTGGAACATCAAGAGTAACATCCGTCGCCCAGGCAAAAATGGAAATAGTGACACTATTAGTATTATTACCGGGTGTCACCAATTTAAGAGTGTCTAAGCTACGCAAAGTCAACAAACCCATGTCCACCCATCCAGATCTAACTATATCAATAGCATCAAAGTAATAATACATTGGCAAAACCATCTCACCTCCTTTACATGTCGTGGGATTCAAATAAACATGTGGCCGCTGGGACTCGGAAATCGCATCCTGTGCCACTGCACCACGACTAAAAGCAAATTGTTGCTTATTGTCGTTGGGCATATAACTAACCATAGCGCGACCAAAGTGAAACGGAGTGCCATTAATAATTATTTTGAGGTGCAAACGCGCTTTCAATAAATTGAAATTGCTGATTCTATTAACAACCCTAGGATTGCCGAAAAATGCGGTCCACGGATTTATAATAGCAAAAACCGCTCCATTATAAAGCCATGGAGTGCTCAATATTTTCACAGGGCGCGCAAAAAACTGAGCAATATCGTCATCATGAGAACATGCAAGATCTCGCGTACTATCAATATCACCGCCTGCGTCATCAACATTCCCCCCATCATAATCAGAGAAGGACGCAATACCAACGCGTTCTTCTCCGGCCTGCGTCTGAAGCTCGAGACGCTCGAGATCGCTTATGGTGTCGATTACACCAACTTCTTGCAGCAAGTTTAAACTGGGAGGAATTTTCGCATCCTCCTCGCTAGTGGTTTGAGACTTCGTGCACCACTTACACCATTGTAAGCAAGGAAAGTTGTCCACCCGTTATGTACAGGTGGAAAAACAGAGCGAGTTTCAAGTCATCTCGGGACCGTGCAAGCCTATTCAAGTTCAAGTTGCACAAAATCACGATTTAAATTATCATAACGCGCAGGTTTACTAAAATAATTACTTTTCATTTGCTCCCAATCTAGCAATTCGGGAATAGCGTGCTGATATCCAGCTCGCTCGACCACCTCCAACAACTGCAACCTGCGGATTTCAAAGATCTCCCGCCCATGGCGGAAAAACTCATTGTGCGCGCCCAAAATGGCTTGCACCGCAATATCCTCAGGCAGTACAGGGCTTTTCTTCCTATACATATAATTATGGAGACTCTTGCTAATGGAAGCTTCCTCCAACGGAGCCACCCAATTGTCCAATTCAGGTTCCCATCTAAAAGACCTCTTCAAAAAATTAATATCCTTTAGAGGCACATATGGAATAGAATCGCCTGTTTTATCGGGCATTGTATAAACTATACCAATCTTGGCGAGTTCTGCTGCCTTAGTAGTGTGAGAGAATTCTATTTCATCTGGATGGACCTTATTGACATCATCATCGCCATAGTTGACATTAATAACTCGATCAGTGAATTTAACCTCAGAGTCAGCACCCTTAATAGCATAAAACGCATATCTATTATAGATAGCATTGACGCCACAATTCAAATCAACAGTCAATGAATGGCCAGAGGGATTAGACCCTCTAAAACCAACAAAGACTCCATTGAATTCCATGACGGGGTAACAAATCTCAGTTGCAATTCCACGCATAATTGTGAGATCCCTCGCGGTATACCCCGCCATATGGGCAATTTCCATATAAATCTCAAAAACAGCAAAAGTCACCAGCGGCGAAACCTGTTTATCAAAGGCCTTGTAATCACCGGCAATGTACCTATCGCCCTCAAACTGCTCAAAGTGCCTAACTAAATTGGTCCAATGTGGACCATAAGCATTAACACCCACAGCAGTCTCAGCTCGGAAATTCAATTTGTGCAAAACCCTGATGATAGACAGATAATATCTACGAGTCACCAAAGTGAAAGCTAATTCAGCACCAGAGAAAACCCTAATCTTTTTCTTACCGAATTTGGTTGGCTCATCCTTAAGATTGCCACGGAAAATAGTGTAAATACGCTCACCGCGTAAAAAACACTCCTCAATCCGCTCGACCTCATCCCAAAAAATGGGGTCGACATCCAAGGGAGCTGTAATGCCCTCAACTAACCGCGGGCTCTCTGTGATGTATTGTTTTTTACAAGTATTCAATGGAAAACCGACGGAGGTTGAAAGATCAAGTCTATCAACGCCAGGCACTCCGTCAGCACCTGCGACAACAGCATCATTGGGGTACACATGCACAAGATCCAAAATTCGCGGACTCATTAACCGCAATAAAGTATCCTTATAACAGGCAACCGCCCGCTTTAGAATTGCAGGCTGCAACATGCCACAGATAGATCCTATGAGTGACAAGTCGCGGCGCCAATGTTGCTTAATGTGAAAAGTATCAGGAGCGCCATGCAAACGTGGCAAATCCATCACCTCAGATACCAAATCAGAAATAGGACTCTTACGCACGCCTGACAAAAAACGAGCACATCCACCGGGATTACCCCCAAAAACATCCATATCATTGGCACAGTCACCTCTTTCAAGGAAGTTCACGGGGTGCTTTGGATCAATAGAATTAGGCGTAAAGTCAACGTCGTACTTCTTACATAAAAATTGTCCCGCAGACATTATCCTGTACCCGTAATTACGATCTAGCTCGCACATAGCGGGGACAAGGATCCTTTGACTTACGGCCCCCATAACACTAGTACTTGTACCAGTATTACCGGCCAGATGGAAACCCACTATGCCGGGGGTTGGAGCCATGACAACAGCAGTCGCCATGCACATCCCTTTCTTAGTGGGTTCGGCGTAATGATACCAATATCCTTCATAGGAATATGCTACATTATCAATCTTAAAATTGATCCGTTCGAGAGAGTCGCTCTTGCACTTATGGGTCACGCAGACACCAGTCAAACTATCGCGCACCACAGAAACAAAATTGAAGCCTGTGCCGCGATAAAAGTCAGTGACAACAAACTTAAGCAAGTTTGGTACATCCCCACCCGAAACAAGTCGAATGATTTTAAAATCCGTATCTGGGATCTGCACCCAGCAACTACTGTCGACTACTTGCCGGAAATTTTTCCCCACACACCCCAATGGGACGGTGCGAACCTCAATCTCATAACTCTTGCCAGCACTAAATAGATGCCCCGGCACCAACCATGTATTGCCCATTAAAGGAACAATATTAGTGGTCTGACGGGGGCGTCCAGGCACAGTAACAAAGATGTTAGCAATAGATCGCGTAACAACTTGAGCTAGGCGATCATAAGTAATGCCGACACTCTCATCAGAAC